ACACGCTCAAAGCCGTATACATATGGCGCACCCTGATAGGTAGCTACATGAGCATCATTAGTAGTTAGGATTAAAGTCTGACCTTGAACACGCTTAGCGCACTGTATAGAGCCAGTAGTCTGTAACTCAATGTCACCAGCTTCATTAGTCGCCAGTGGAGTCCATACTGTTAATGACTCTCTATCAGCCCATTGCACCTTTTTAGGATTGCCATCAGCACCTAAGCAGAATAAGAATCTCTCCTCAGTCACTACTATCGCAGAGTTATCCTCTGGCGCTTCACTAATTACTGTAGCATCAGTATTTACGTCTAATTGCCACTGGTAGACCTTACCATCATCATTAGAACACGCTAAAAGGAACTGACCGAATGTATCTAGCGACCATGTAGTGGCTGGCTGTGGAACATCACCCTCTGGTCTTGGTGTGCCATATAATGACGTGCCATAAAGTGAGTAACCATAGCCACTAGGGAATGTGGATGACTCATTGCCAGACGTAAACCCAGTAGGTGTAATGTCGTACTGAGTGCCGTCAGATGTATATACATAAAGATTAGAGTGAGTGCCACCAGCTAACCAGCGACCGTTAGAGTTATCTTTCCATGACACCAGCCCACGAATCTTACCTGTTATACTTTCCTCACTACGTGTACGCCACCCTTTCATCGGCTGGAGTGTGCTATCAGTCCATCGCACTAAGTTACTGTCAATCCAACGACCTCGACCTTGATACTCAGTGCCGTTTTTATATACGCCTGCTGGCAATTCTAACGGTAGCAACATAATTACCCCTGATTTTCTAACGCTTCAATTCTAGCTATATCTTCTTGGGTGATGTAAGCAGTGCCTGAGCCTACTAAAATTTCTGACCATAAGCTCATTATCTATATCCCTCTTCTAATATGTCAAGACGACTACGTATAAGGTTTAATTGGCTCTGTATATTAGAGGTAACTCCATCCACATAATTTAGTTCCGTGGCTGTGGCTGTAACCTGTGTCAATTTAACAAAATCAGCATCTGTTGTGCTGACGTAACTACCGCTAACGTCAATATTGTCAATCTGAGTCTGAATGTTAGATGTAACACCATCAAGGTAGTTAATTTCCGCAGCTGTAGCAGTAATAGCCGTACCGCCAACTGATAAGCCCGATACGTCAACACCAGCAGCAGTAGTAGAAAACTTTTTAGCGCCATTAAAGTATAAGTTAACCGAACCGCCATTATTGAACTCACCCATCTGTACGTTAGCTAGTGTGTTAATAGCTACACCTGCACCGTTAGAACGAATATACAGATTACCAGTACCAGACTCATCAATAAAGCTATGTTCAGAACTGTGATACATCAATAAGTCAGCAGATGCGCCTAAACGAATACCAATACCATCACCAAAGTCAACATTGCCAGTCATAGTTCCGCCAGTCTTAGCTAACTTAGCATCTAACTGAGCCTGAATACCAGACGTTACACCATCAACGTAGTTAAGCTCAGTAGTGGTGGCTGCTAGACCATCTAGGATATTTAACTCAGCAGCAGTGGCGGTAACTGATACGCCGTCTACCTTAAATGTCACCAGGTTAATACCGTTAATACCAGTATCACCACCTAGCAGTGAGTCTAGCGTGTCAAAGTTATCATTTAAGTCACCGCCCCACGTATCCTCAGATGCGCCTACAGTGGGCTTGTTTAATAAGTAATTGGTTGTAGCCATTAGTATTCCTTAACTTCTTGTGGTGTGCCGTCAATAACCGCTTGCGCTTGCTCACGCTCTGCTTCATCTTGGATGACTACAGGATTACGCTGTTGTTCAACCGTAGGCTCTGCTTCTGGGTCATCACTGTAAACTGTTACTTCGATGAACTCCTCAACAGGGTCAATAGCTTGCTTGACTACGACTTCCGCTAAGACATCTTCCATCTCACCAGATTCTTCGTTAAACACTTGCTCACCAGTTGGTTGCATCTCACGTACTTCAACCTGACCATCAAGTAACACATGTTTCTCTAAGCGAGCTACAGCATTCTTATACGCTACTAGCTGATGATTGAACGTGTTGTTTTCCACGTTGACACTATGGTCTTGTGAGAAATCAGCCATAAAGCTATTGAACAACCCATCGTCCTTACGGATAGACTCCTCACGAGCCTGTAAGCTAAATGTACGAGTAATGTACTTTTGCGCTCGCTTCTCTAGCTGATTAGCTGTCAATGGCGCATCGCCTTTGTTTACAAATATCATAGTTCACGCTCCGCAATCACGCATGTTTCTGTTGTAGCTGTAGGCTGTACCGCAGGTTTGATGGCATAAGCACCACCAGTTTTAACGACTGTGTAGTCATGTACATCACCCTCACGTTGCAACAAGCCATCTTCATAGACATGTACAGGTTTGAAACCTAGAGGTACGCTGTGGATGACGTTGTTGTTCTCATCGACTTCAAAGACTGCAATGTTGTCTATTTGAGAAAAGACACCAGTACCATTTGGCAATATTTTAAGATTATTATTATTTGCGGTGGCAGTAAAAGAAAACGCATAGTCCCCTGCGCTCCTTGTGGCGTGTGGAACAATGTTATTACTAGTACCTAACCTAACTGCAAAACCTGACTCTTGAACCGCAGTAATCAAAAGTAAATATTTTTTACCGTTCGTTAATGGTTTATCAAACGTGTAAATTAATGCACTCCAATCACCCACTGGCTTTGTAGCCACACCCCCACTTATAGTCCACGCACTACCAGTGACCCAACCATCAACAGTATCAAAAGTCCCATTCTCAACTAAGCCATCCATCCAGAACTGACGCTGCTCATAACGAACAACGCCTTGTGCTTTGGTTAATTCCTCACGCAGGTTAAGCGCTTTCTTATTAATCCTAACCGTCATAATTTATACCTCTACATGAGACCATCTTTGTCCCCTTTTAATTGAACTGATTAAATTCTCACTGACATTGAATAGTTTAGCAATACATCGACCTTTAACGCCTTGTTTAATCATTTCCTTGATTTGAGCAACAGAGTTCTCGGTAAGTTTCGCCTTTCCGTTTTTACTACCATTGTAACTGGTTGCTCTTCTTCCATTGACTGGCGTTGTAAGTGCATCCTGTTCAGACCAGCCATAAACATCGATGCGTCTCTTTATTACTTGTTCAGACAAACCAGTTTCACTAGCCCAATCAGCCATTATCTGTGTTTTACCATTTGCTGTAAGATATCTGTTTGCTCTTGTGTTTCTATTTTGCTCAAAGCGAGTAGACCATTTACAATTATCAGGGGAGTACCCTTTATTATTATCAATACGGTCTAGTGACGTGCCTTCTGGTTTAATACCCATATCCTCGCAAAACTGACCAAAATCTTTCCAACTATCACAAACGGTTATACCTCTACCGCCATAATTTTCATAACCCTGCTTATTAGGATTGGAGCAACGATTTATCATCGCGCTCCATGTAGGGTATAAAGGATGTTTAGATTTTCTATCAATCATCATTCTTCAGCCACTAAGCCATTAGAAGCACTGATAGCAGTGCCTACAGCATCTGTTGTATTGTCCACACGTCTCAACCCTTGGAATACGCTACGACCTGCTGATGTACCAACGTGCAGTAGTTCAGTGGTGTCATCGTATGCCAATGCTGTTACTGCGTCTGATGTACCGTGTAGGGTAGCCTTTGCATTCTCTTGGAATAGCACTTTCTCATCACGATAGATTTTAGCAATCTGTTCGGCTGTTGGTGCTGTTGCTGATAACTTAAATAATGCTAATGATGTATCTCTTGCGTAATTATATCCTGCATTCGCACCCCCATCGTAACTAATAGCTCCTACACGAAACGGCTGACTGCTAGTTGAAGATACATCCTGAGATGATGTCGCAGTACCTGCTAGTTTGCCATTAACGTAGAGGTACATTACATTGTCTTTTCTCACCGCTGAAACAAGATTCCATGTATTATTAGGGGCTGAAATGCTTGAGGTTACACTACTACTCGAGCCATCTCTAACATAAAAAACAGGTAAAGTTGTTGCACCCGCAATATAAACTTCAAACCTTTTTTCTGTTGTGCTATCCGCCCTACCGCCTAACCTACAAATAAAAGTACTAGAAGACCTATTAAACCAAACAGAGTAATGGAAGTCACCAGTACCAAAGTCTAAATCACTGTTGTACGGTTGCATCAAGTAGTTACTACCACTAAACCCACTGTAAGCCACCAAGTCTGCACCAGTCGCTACAGGATTCTTCTGCACCGTACCAAACACTTGTAAACCGTTGTTATTCACTGAGCGGTCTGGTTCTGCTAGGCGTACTGACAGTGACGATACGATAACTGGACCTTGTTGGCTGTATATCCCAAAATTTAAGTACATCTCCGCATTAGTAGCTTTAAAGCTATAGCTGTTGCCACTAAAGGTAATACCTCCTGATTGAGTATTTCCGATTCTTGTAAAACCATAACTTCCAGTAGACTCAAAATTAAGAACATACGTTTTACCTACGGTCAACCCTACAAAGACAAAACCTCCCCAAGCAGGCGCACCACTAACATACGTAATAACAATATCGCTTCCACTCAATGTAACATCAGTTTGATTACTATTGTTATGAGTGCCTGACAGACTAAAATCAGCTAACTCAGTACCCACTAGGTCTGTATCGTCTGTGTCTGATAGTGTCGCTAGTTTAATGTCGCCATTCATCCAACCTGTGTTGTAGTCTGAAGTGACTTTAGCCGTCATAGATGATGATGCGCTATCAAGCAATGAGATATTTTGAAGACCTAACGTAGAACAAGTGGCTACATCTTTATTATATCTATTGACATCACTAAGCGAATTTGGCTTGTCATATCCCGCAGTTCCATTGAAGAAAGCATATCTATCTGGCACAGTCGCAGTTGTTGCATCGCTATCTGGTATGCTGAATATTAAAACCTCGCCATCATAATTGGCTTTAGTGATAATTTTGTTGTCTTCTAAGAAATCAAGATACATAAAGAAAGCCTGTCCACTGCTTACTGTAATATCAACAACCGTACCATCATCCTTAATCACACTCACGCCACCGTTAGTTGCTACAGCAATCGTAGGGATAGGCAGACCTGTTGCAGGGTCGATAGGTGCGTCTGGTAAGACTGTCATGGCTACATCGTTGACTGTATGATTTACTATAGGATTTATACTTTTATCTTGTATATCCGATGCGCCCTCTCGAACACTTTCTATTGTATACCAGTAACCATTATAAGAGCTATTTGCCGTTATACGCTTTACATTATCACCTGCAAAACTCAATACTCTTAGACCGCCATTTTGATTACCGTAAGGAATCCCTAGTACGATATTACCATTAAAAGCGTAAACCCTTGCGCCACTCCCGTCATCTAAGGTATTTGAGTAAAACAAAGAGTTACCTGAGTTACTATAACTTCCTGAGACAGTCCACCACATCGGCAAGCTAGGGTCATCACCGTCATAGATGGTAACTTTGTTAGCCTCAGCAACAATAACAGCAACCGCAGGGAACTCTTTACGGCTACCACGAGTCGCTGTGTTTAATGTTTCGTTATACCATGATGTACCCTGTGTACGTTGACGCCATGCGCCACCATCAGAGTCTTTTGAAGTGTCGTATACAAATACGTCAACTGCTGATTTTGCTTTAGTTTCTGCAATGGCTGTTAAGTCTTGATAGGCTACAGCAGATGCCGCAGACTGACTATACGTGTACGCTTGGTCTTTAAAGCTCTCAGCAGTATCACGAGCTGTCTGTGCGCCTACTTTCTCAGCAGCCGCTAGGCTAACCTGTGAAGTGGCATCAGTAACTGCTGTCTGTGCCTGGTCAACTGCTTGCTCTACTGCACTGATGCTTCCGTAGATACCTAGCGTGTCTTGATAGGTCTGCACAGTGTTCTGGTAACTGGTGTTAGCGTTATCTTCTGACTCGCTTGCTGCTTGCGCTGATAAATCCGCTGCTTCGGCTGAGCCACTGGCGCTATTTGCATCATCAGATGCTTGCGCTGCTAATGCTGTAACTGAACCTGCTGCTGACTCTGCTGCTGTCTGGGCTGACTCTGCACCTACACGAGCGCTTTCTGCTGCACCTTGCGCTGATTCCGCTAAACCTTGTGCTGTTTCAGCGGCTACCTTAGCATCGTTAGCCTGAGTGACCGAACCTGCTGTGCTATTAGCTGCTGATACTGCTGTATCCTTGGCTGTCTCTGCTTGGTCCTTATACGTTAGCGCTTGACCTCTATATGTCAGAGCATCGCCTGCACTACCAGATGCGCTGGTAGCAAAACCTGACGCTTCACTACGTGATGTTACTGTATCATCGTATGCATCCTCTGCAAGCCCCTGAGCTGCCTCTGCTGCTGCTTGAGCGTCTTGTGCTGCTGTTACACTACCAGTAATGCTAGATGCGCTGTTAGCGGCTGCTGTGGCGCTTATGCCTGCTGCTGTCTGTGCTTGCAGTGCTAGGTCTTTAGCATCTTCTGCTAAACCAGCTTGCCTTGTAGCTTCAACCTCTGCTGCTTCTGCATCGACCTTAGCTTGTAATGCTTGTTCTGTATAACCTTGGATGTTCTCTAAGTCATCCCCACTAGCCATACCAGCTTCTTGTTGCCATTCTGTAGACATTATTTAATCCTCATTTTAAGTGGAGTGCCTGAGTATTTGCCAGTTTGTGACTCTTGGTTAAGTGACATAATGGCGGCTTCCTTTAGACTAGCCCATAAGCCTACACGTTCATCATCTTGCAGGTATGGCGCTGTGTGAAGTAATGCGCTGTACAAGTATACATCTGGGTAATCGTTAAGAATCCAGTTGGTGTCATCATCCTGGGCTAACTCTGGCGTTCTAGCACGATAAACCATTGTTAGGTCATAGCTAGTATCTGGCACTGGGTAGAACTCAAACTCACCAGCGTTAATGGTGTACATTCTGGGTTTACCGTTAGAAGGATAAGATAGCTTTTCTCGTGATATCTCAGCAATAGGTGTAAATAGGATAGGTGAACCGTCACTAAGATACATATTGATTGTTTCTAGCCAGTCTGACGGTAAGGTTTCGTGCGACTCATCAAGTGATAGCGTGACTCGCTTCTCTTGTTTCCAGTGCTTAACCTTACGTGCCATCTCTGCTTCAGCTAGTTGGATGAAACTAGGTATGACTGCTGTTAGGTCCTGGCGATTGAGTGTATCCGCTATCATGTTTTTAAGCTGCAAATAGGTCATGCTATGCCTTTTAAGTTACGTCTAATGGGTCTGCCCCAGTTATTCGGTGGTTGGTATCCCACTGCTAAGTATCTAAATGCGTCAGCAGCATGAGAAGTCCAGTCATGTAATGGTCTGCCTCGCCATGACTTTAGGTTATCATCCCAGTCTCGTCTGTACTGACGTAAACACTCACGACCTTTCTCGGTCTTGGTGTCATCAAACCAGCATCTGCCAATCATTGATCGTACTTGTTGGATACCATCCTCTACTCGCATCATTGGGCATACTGTTATATCAGTCAGCCCCATTGAGCCTAGCACCTCTAAACGACTTTTTCCTGTGCCTAGCTCTTTTACTTTAACATCGTGCGGTAGGATGTGTTGTGAGTAATTATACCCTTTTTCTCGCAATATACCAACGTAGTGGTCTAACGCATGTCCACTAGCTTCATAGTAGTCGATTATATGTATCTCTTTACCTACGTACTGAGCGAACCAGATAGCCGTTGAATCATCCATACCTAAATCCCACGCTGTCACTACACTAGCGTTAGCATCGTATGGTACGCCACACACCTGGTCTTTAATCGCCATCATCTCACGCGCATAATATGCACCGTCAACGTGTACTAGGAAATCACCATTCCATATATGATCGTACATATCAGGACGTGACTTAGCATCATTAACACGCTCTTGGTCTAACACGTCAGGGAAAAACGGATTGTCTGACCAGTTCATCTCTACGATGTTAGCGTTATCTGGTACTTCTTCTCTAAATCGCTTATGCGTAGCTGACTCTTTACTTTCTGGATTCCATGTCACCCAGACCTCAGAGTTATCCTCACGCACTGTGGGCAGCAACTTAGTATATGCCACCTCACTTACTGCTTCCGCTTCATCTATCCAGCATAGTAATATCCTAGCCTTACTCTTTATAGAGTCTAGGTTATGCCGTAGACCAGCGAATGCATATTTGATCTTACCATCTCTACTGCGTATGTACTTCTCACCACACTCGTAGTAAGCATCCAGCCAAGGCACACTCTTAATGGCTTGTTTAATCTCCTCCATTGAACTCTCATCCAATGAATTAAGATGCTCACGTGCTGATAGTATAATACCAGTCTGACCTGCTTGTGCAGCTTTATAGCCCCACACCGCAGTCATTAATGCAAATGTTCTAGTCTTACCAGAACCACGCCCACCATAAGCACCTCTATAACGATAATCCCCGTTAAATACGGGTACTAACTTATCAGGTATCTGTAGACGTGTTTGCACTTACCCCCTCCAGTATAATGTGAGTAGGTTTAAGTGAGCCATCAGGACTTGAGACCTCTTGCTGTACCTTGTCGCTGTAATTATGATTAGATAGCACCAGCTTAGTTATCATGCTATTAAAGTCTCCTGATAAGCCACCTGATAGCAATCTGCGCTCCTGTGTACTATTCATTACCTTTAACGTGTCCGAAAACTGGTCGTGCAGTTCAGCCCACTTATATAATGTGGACTTAGCTACTCCTAAGTGGCAAGCCATACCTGCTGCACTTGGTATCATATCTCCTAGCTGTTCATACTTATCTAGGTACTCACTAGCCTTTGCTAGTATTTCTTTACTGTACTTTGTTGGTCTCATGTCTATTCCAATAATGGGTCATAGGTGCATCCATTCTCTCATTTTATCATTAAAGTTAGTGAAACGCGACTTACTCTGCATATACGCTTTATAGTCCAAGTATCCACCACCATCACGCTCATAGTATTGTATGATGTATCTGTCCTTACGCATCTGGTCTTTAGGGTAGTACGGTCTACTTTTATCTACCTTTAGCTCATCAATGAATAACTCGCTTACTGGTAGCCCTAACGCTCTAACTACATCTGTACCCTTAGCGCCACATGAGAAGCAATGTATCAGCACATCACCCTTGTTAGTCTCTGTGATAGTCATACTAGGTTTAGAGTCTTTATGTACTGGGCATAACGCAGTATAAGACCTACCCTTTACTTTCCTTACCTTGTCTAGTGAGTTGAGGATGTTATCTAGCATACTTACTACCCTTAGCCTTACGTATGGCTAGGTGCTTTATAAAGCCCTTAACCACTTCGCTTATCTCGTCTACCTTAGTAGGTTTAACCTGTGGGAACTCACCGAACTTCTGCTTATACGAATATGCTACCCATCCTGGTTTAAAACCTTTTTCTTGTGCGTGTAATTCTAACCCACCTAAGAATACCGCTTTATGCTCATCCTGGTAATCAGTAGGCTTTTTAAGTAGTACCAGCTCCTCCTCAGTAGTTTTAATCTGCTGCGTGATTGGTATCTCGTAGCCACATGCACATCTTATCCCTATCATAATACCAAAGCACTGTGGGCAATCTCTGGTCTTGGCTGGCTTCTTCTCTTTAACCTGATTGTTCTCGTTATAGGTTTTCTCACCATCGTCAAGTGAATCAGGCACAATATCTTCTGGGAATCCGTGAGTAGAAATATTGCCAGCATGGTCTAGGTAGATTGCATCTGTTTTGCTGTCGTGAAGTCTCATTATGCGTCCTGCTCGCTGTACGAATTGTATTTTAGACTTTGTAGGGTAGCAGTCTATCAAGCATGAGATGTGTGGCGCATCGTACCCAGTGCCTAGTAGCATTGAGCAGCTAAGTATCTTAAACTCACCAGCTTCATGACCTTTAAAGATTGCGTGTCTCTCTGCTTCATCCATGTACCCATCAATATGTACTGCGCCTATACCTACCTTGTTAAATTGCTCTACTAGGTATTTACTGTGCTTGATAGATGGACTAAACGCTATGGCTGGACGATTATACGCTAGCTTAGTGTAGTTTAGGATGATATCACCAGTTAGGTACTCGCTTTGATCCTCTGTTGCCTTGCTTAGCTCTTTTGGATCGTAATCCTTAGCACCAGTAGACAATCTTTTACTCTTAATACCCTTAGTATCCACCTTACTACCACCATAATACTTAACTGGACATAAATAGCCTTTATCGAGTAGCTGACGGGTCGTAACTGGCACAATAAGGTCATTGTATGCCTTACCCAGTCCTTTGCTGAATGGTGTAGCAGATAACCCAATAAAAGGCACATTACTGTACCTATCCATAAGCTCCTGCATCGTCTTATAGTGAGTGTGACATTCATCTACTATTGCCAGGTCAAATTCTGGCTTACGATACATCCTAGCGACTGACTGTATACTGGCTATTTGTATCATGGCATCTCTATTGGTGCGCTCGTGCATACTCTGTATCACACCTACCTCAATACCAGCTTTATCAAAGGCTGCCAGGGCTTGCTGGACTAGCTTTACTCGGTCACAAAAGAATATGCACTTCTTACCCTTTTTGCTGGCTTCCGTAAGTATATACAATGCTGTGATAGTCTTGCCAAACGAGCAACATGCGCCCAGTATCGGTCTCTTATAGCCCTTAGCTAGTGATTGCCTTAACATGCTTATAGCGCGCTCTTGGTGGGGTCTTAATTGCATCATTCTCTCCCAATGACTTAATTATCTTCTAGCGCTTTGAGTTCTTTTTCGTACTTCATCTGCTCAATCTTGCGCCTAGCTTCTGCTTGCTTTGCTTGCATAGGTGTTATCTTGCGCCTGTGCTTTACTCTGCTCGGTGTGAAGAACTTAGGTAACTCACTATTAGCCACTAAACAGCCTCCACACTAAAACAACATTAAGTAGAACCGAACCCATCATCATGGCATAGCATAGCTCTATAACCGCTTTAGATTCCTTTAGCTCCTCTTGAAGCTCCTTAGTCTTTTTATCAAGCAAATAATCTAGACTGCTCATGTTTACTCCTTGGTGAATACTTATCGGTAGAAATAAAGTCATGCATATACTTATGTGCATTACCCGTCTTTTTGCGCTCGTTTAATGTATGCAACGTTTTAACCAGTGCTGAAGTGTTGCCCTTGGTCTTATCCATTGTATACCCATTAACTAGGTATTGGATAGCGCCAGCTCTTACACTGGCTGTCAGCTGCATGTCACCGATTAACTCGATGACTTCCTCCAGCGTTAACGTACCCTTTAGATACTTGTAATGACTTTCAGTTTTCATGCTGTTACCAGGTTCTCTGTGATAAAGTCCTCAAGCTCGCGTAACTGCTCTTTAGACAAAGTGATAGGCTGGTCGTTAAACTTAACCGCATATACTACTGCGTACTGGTCTATACGCTCCTCAGTGCCAAACTCATGACTGAAGCTGTTATCCTCAGTCACTTCTTCGTAAGACACATCAAGCTCTAAATAGCCGAACGCTTCGCATTCTAGTGTGATAGTTTCATGCATCATAATATATTTACCA